TCATTGATCCTGCCGGCGTCGTCGGCATGGCTATGGGCTTCGAGTTGCGCGAGGAATCATTCGTCGATCCGATCGCGCAGTCCATCTGGGGCATCATCAGCAAGATGCTCCTGGCCGGCGAGCCGGTCGATGAAACGACCGTGTGGGTTAAGCTCAAGGCGGCGAAGGGCGACCGCGAAGCGACCCAGGCCATCCTCGAGGTTACGCACGATAACGTGCTCGCGATAGCGCGGAACACCTCGACGACAGCGCGGGCAAAATTCTTCGCCACCCGGGTGCGGCACTGCGAGATCTTGCGGCAGTTAATGCGCGAGGCCGGCGCGATCACGACCAACATCCGCGAAGCCGGATCTGAACCGGCCGAGGATCTCGTGCGCGAAGCGGGCGCCCGGATTCTAGCCATCGAGGCGCAGCAGCGTAACGAATCCTGGGCGGAATCGCTCGTGAAAGCTGACGCCGAGATTACGGCACGCATTTCTGGTGAGCGCGACGGCATGCGCGAAGGCGCACTGTCCTGGGGCTTTCAAGACATGGACAGGATCTTCGGCCTGATTCAGCGCGGCGAAATGGTCGTCGTCGCGGCGCGGCCGAGTGTTGGCAAGTCTTCTCTTGCCAGGCAGATCGCGTTGCATGTCGCGCTGAAACAGAACCAGCAGGTGCTGTTTGCTTCGCTTGAGGTCATCGGCAGCACGCTGGCGCTGAACTTTGCGCAAACGATCGCCGGCATCTCGCTGCGAGCAATCACGCCGAAAATGCACCCGAAAGATGTCCAGGCTATTCGCGATGCAGCGCAGCGCATTTCCTCCGCTCCCCTCGAGGTCGTCGCCGCTGGCAATGTCAGTCTGGCAACCATGCAGGCACGCGCCGAGGTCTTGCGGGCTCGGCAGACGCCGCCGCGGCTAGTGGTCGTGGATTACATCGGGCTAATGCCTGACGCTACGCCCGCCCGGGGCGAGAACAGGGCGCAAAGTGTGGGCCGCGTATCGCGTGCGCTAAAGCAGTTCGCGCTGCGCAACGATTGCGTCGTCATGGTGCTCGCGCAGTTAAACCGCGATTCCGAGCGCGACGAGCGCGTGCCGCGGATCCACGACCTCCGCGAGTCCGGCGACATCGAGCAGGACGCGGACAAAATTGTGCTGCTGCACCGGCCGGCTGAAGATCCGCTGACATCGGCGCCGCAAAGTCCTACCGCTGACGCTGACGAGCTACCGCGGTTTTATATTTCAGCAATACAGGCGAAAGGCCGCAACGATGGCACTGGATCTGTGGGGCTATATTTCAAGCGGTCAACCGCAACATTCTTTCCCGTGACTAGGTAGTGCGTTCCCTCGCTTGCGCCGGCGTGGAATTATTCCACGGTGCTGCCTGAGATGAGCACGATACAAAGTTACAAGAGCATCAGCGAAATCCTGCACTATGCTAGGGACGCTTTCCACACAATAGCAGCCGCGAGAAAACAGGCAATCGCCCAGTATGACGAAGATTTGAGAGCTCTCAAAAATTTAGATTTAAAGCTCTCACCGATTAAGACCAAGGAACAGCTCGAGCTCTTCGATCTCGAGTCAACTCTTACTCCCGAACTAAAGCGCCTGCTCGACAGTCCGCTGGCGAAGTACCAGTGAACTTTGTGCCGCTGACGCCGAATCTGACCACGCACCCGTGGCAGGAGCTCGAGCGGCCTAAGCGCGCCGAGCTAGTCGGTGAAATTGCCGAGCGTCTGATCGAATGGTCAGAGCTCGAGGGCCGGCCGCGGGTCCACCGCTGGATCTCCCAGGTGGCGCGCATGGGCGGCGACCCGGAGAGCACTGAGGCGATGTGGCTATATCTGCGACTTTCGACCGGCGACCTTGGTGAGCTCACAAGCTCATTCACTGAGCTCGGCAAGAAGCGCAGCCGCACAAAGCAGGCCGAGCAGCAGGAAACCGAGCGGGCGATGGCGGTGATCGCACGACACTTCCCAGAGCTCGAGAAGGCACTAAACGATCTGAAGCGAGCCAAGTGAGCGAGCACAAGACGCACACGGCGCTTGCACGAGCGCTGAACGTATCGGCGACCGCGATTCGCAACTGGCAACGCGAATATGACGACGCGCCGAAAGCCTGGGTCGAGGCCGAGTGGCGCGATTTCATCGACCGGCACGGGCTCGGCCAGGCTGGCCCGCGCAAAAGTCGGCGGCGCGAGGAACTGCTGGTGGAGAAGCTCGCGAGCGAAGTTCGGCTTAACCAGATCAAGATCGCGCAGGCCGAGGCTAAGCTGATCCCGGCCGAGGATGTGGACAACTATCTGCTGTTTCTCGCCGCCCGGGTAAAATCAGCCATGTACCAGGGCTTTACCACCGAGCTACCTCCCAAGGTCGCCGGGCTTGATGTGAGCGACATTCGCCGGCTGGCCCGCGAGCACGCCGATCTGGTATGCGTCTCAATGCAGAACGCGCTCGAGGACTGGAAGACCGAGCAAAACGCACGAAAAAAAGCCGCAGCGCAAACGCAATGAAACCTTATTACTTGGACGATGCCGTCACAATTTACCACGGCGACTGCCGCGAAATTCTCCCGACTATTTCAGGCGCTGATTTAGTGATTACCGATCCGCCATATGGAATGAATTTCCGCTCAAATTACCGTTTGATTAGGCACGATAAAATAGCAAACGATGACAAACTGCCTCTGGATTTAATTGAGCTAGCAATAAACAAAGCAAGGCGAGCCGCATATATATTTTGTCGATGGGACAATTTGCGGGAAATGCCACACCCAACCAGCGTGATTGCATGGGTAAAAAATAATTGGAGCATGGGCGACTTGAAACACGAGCATGGACGCCAGTGGGAAGCGTGCTGTTTTTATCCAAAAAACGAGCACGAGTTCATAACGAGGATACCGGACGTTATATATGCAGAAAAAACGGGTAACGAATTACACCCGACGCAAAAACCGGAGGCGTTAATAAACAGAATAATTGTGGCTAATGTTGGAGATTTGATTTTGGACCCTTTTATGGGAAGCGGAACAACGCTTCGCTCTGCAAAAGATATGGGCCGCCGCGCTATCGGAATTGAATTGGATGAGCGGTATTGCGAGGTCGCAGCGAAGCGAATGGCCCAGGAGGTCCTCCCGCTTTAACCGACATGAGCCTTGAGATCCTGCAGGGCTGGCGCCGCGGCTGGGCGCTTCCAGATCGCCGGCCGATCCACGACTGGGCGCGTGACTTCGTGCAGCTGGGCGGAGGTTATGCGCGCCAGGGTGCGTTCGACATCCGCACCTGCCGGCACCTGCTCGAGCCGTTTGAGGCGGTCGCTGACGAGCGCGTGCGCGAGGTTACATGCCGCGCCGCGATCCAGACGCTTAAAACGCTCTTCGTCGAGATCTGCAGCCTCTGGGCCATCGCTAACGAGCCTGGGCCGATCATGTGGACGCAGCAGGACGACGAGAGCGCCGCGGAGCATGTCAAGGGACGCTACCGCAACTTACTGCGCAACTGCGAGCCGGTCGCCAGGCTGCTGCCGAAAAACAAGCACGACGCAGCTACCTGCGAGATCTACTTTGGCGATTTCTACCTGATCATTAACGGGGCGAATCTGAATAATCTGCAGAGCAAGTCGATCCGCTGGAAGCTGAACAGCGAGTGCTGGCTCTGGAAGCAGGGGCTGCTGACGCATGCTCGTCGGCGCGTCTCGGCCTATGCTCGCGACGGCATCAGCAAGATCCTAAATGAGAGCCAGGGATCGCATGCCGATGACGACTTCGACCGACTCTGGCACGAGGGCACGGCGCAGATCTGGTCGGTGCAGTGTTTCGGCTGCCAGCGCTTCGTGCCGCTGGAATTCTTTGGCCGCGCTGCCGACGATCCGGTCAAGCGCGTCTGCGTCGTCTGGGACGAGGGCGCCCGCAAGGAAAACGGCATGTGGGACGAGCAACTGGTGCGCAACTCGACACGCTGGATCTGTCCGCACTGCGCGCACGAGCACGCGAACAGCGCAGCCACCCGGGCACGCTGGAACAGCACCGGCCGCTACTCGGCACCGCGAGCAGATCGCGACGGCAAGCACCGATCGTTTAACTGGAACGCGATTCTCGCCGAGGACATGGGCCAGCTGGCTGTCGAGTTCCTCCAGGCCGGCGAGTTTAAGAAACGAGGGCAGATCAACCCGCTGCGCGATTTCTACATGCAACGCCTGGCGCTGCCGTGGCGTAACGAAGAGGCGCAGCTGAATCGCACGACAGTCGAGCTCCGCGGAACTTACACGCTCGCCGACATGCACGCCCAGGGCCGCGAGAAGCTCGAGAACGAGGCCCGTCGCATGATGACAATAGACCGGCAGCGCGATCACTTCTGGGCGGTTGTGCGCGCCTGGAAGAGCGATGGAGGCTCTCAGCTGCTATGGCGTGGCAAACTCAGCACGACCGAGCAGGCCGAGGGGATCCGGCAGCACTTTGGCGTTGAGTCGCAGCTATGCTTCCAGGACGCGCAGTTTAGCACCGCGCATGTGTACGAGGACTGCATCAGGTTCGGCTGGACCGCGCTCCACGGCAGCGGCGACGACTCATTCGTGCACATCCGGCCAAACGGGCAGAAAGTGCAGAAATTCCATTCCAGCATTAAGCAGACGCAGGTGCCCGGAGGTTATGCGCGCTACATGTTCTGGGCGTCGGATCCCGTTAAGGATGTCCTCGCGGCACTGGTCGCCGGCAACTCGCATGCCTGGGAATGCGGCGCCGATCATGGCGAAGAGTATGCACGCCATCTCCGCGGCGAGGTAAAACGCGAGCGAATCAGCAAGAGCACCGGCCGCAGCGAGTGGCGCTGGACGAAGACCGGTCCGAATCACATGTGGGACTGCGAAGCCATGCAGGTGGCCGTGGCTCTCGCGCTGCAGCTTTTACCTTCACCCGAGAAGATGGACGCCAGCACGGCATCCGATACATAAGGCACTAAGCGCAATAGCACCCCATAAATCAGACGTTATGAAAGTTCTATTCTCTAACCCTCCCTGGTGGGATGTGGATCTGAAGACCCAGCAGCTGCTGATCGGCGTGCGCGCCGGCTCTCGCTGGCCTTTCACCCGCTACTCGGTGCACGCGCCGGGCGAATTCCGACACGGAGGCTATCTGCCGTTCCCGTTCTTCCTAGCTTCGGCCGCCGCTCGCACCAGGGCGACACTGCCAGATGCCACGATCGAGATCCGTGACTCGATCGCCCGGGGCGAATCCTACCAGCAATTTTTCGACGCAGTCATTGCCGATCCGCCTGACTGGGTCGTGCTCGAGACGGCGACCGCGGCCTGGGTGCATGACGAGAAAGTGATCGACTGGTTCGCCGCGAAGACAAAGGCGCAGATCATCCTATGCGGCCCGCTGGACATTACCAAGGCCGACGAGATCCTTGGCCGGCACCGTAACATCGCAGCGATCGTTCAGGGCGAATATGACAAACAAGTGCTGCGCGTGATCCGAGGCCAGCGCGGAGTGATCGCGCACGATCTGCTGACTGTGCAAGAGATGGACACCCTACCTTACCCGCTGCACGACGAGGTCGCGGTCGGTAATTACTGGGACGCATGCCCGAAAGGCCAGGAGGCGCCGCAGCTGCAGCTGATCACGAGCCGCGGCTGTCCATACAAGTGCATTTTCTGCGTGTGGCCGGCGGTAATGACCGGCAACGATCCAGATGGCACCAGGGCGCGCACGGTGCGCTGCCATTCGCCCGAGTGGGTCCGCGGAGCGATCAAAACGCAGATCGACGACGCCTGGACGAAGGGCGTGCGCTACAAGAGCATTTATCTGGACGACGACACGTTTAACCTGACCGAGAAGCACACGCGGCTGATCTCCCGGGTGATGGAAGAGTTCCGTCTGCCTTGGTTCGCAATGTGCCGAGCCGACACGATCAAGGAGGAGACCTGGAAGCTCATGATCGAATGCGGCTGCCGCGGCGTTAAGCTCGGTTTCGAGAGCGGATCCCAGAGCGTGATTGATAAGATCATCAATAAGCGGCTGAATCTAGCGAAGGCGGCCGACACGGCGCGCATGCTGAAAAAGCTAGGGATGACCGTTCACGGTACATTTACCGTCGGACTTCCTGGCGAAACCAAGGAGCAGCAGCAGGAAACGATCTCTTACATAAAAGACCTTTACGATACCGGCGGATTAGACACGCATCAACTGAGCGGCACCGCTGAGATCGAAGGAACACCGCTACACACACTCAAGGTAACTGGCTCACTTGAAAAATACTCCGCCGCTAAAATCGACGAAGCCTATGTGGCTAACCCAGACGGTGCGGCAAAGCTGCGCGAGATGAAGTTATGACGCCGCTGCAGACTCTCTTCGAGGAGCGCGCCGCATTCCACGGGCACAAGGACATGCTGCCGCACATGCACCAGCTAAAGCAGCTGGCTGCGAGCTGCCGCACTGCTACTGAATTCGGGATCCGCACGGGCCAGAGCACGATTGCCATTGCAGCAGGGCTCGAGGCCGGCGGCGGCGGCGAGCTAACATCCTACGACCGCGACGATCCGCAGTTCGAGTTTCCAGCCAGCGCGACAGTCAAATGGCAATGGCATCGCGCCGATACGGCCAAACTGGATCTGATCGAGCCGACGGATCTGCTGTTTATCGACACGCTGCATAATGCCGCACAGGTCGAGGCCGAGCTAAAGCATGCGCCGATGGTTCGCAGATATATCGCGCTGCATGATGCGTACAAGTTCGCGCAGGACGGCGAAAGCGGCGAAGGCATCGTTAAGGCCATCTTCGAATTCCTCGCAGACAATCCCGAATGGTGCGTGCTCCAGTATTATCATTCGCAGTGGGGTCTGCTCGTGCTAAATCGCACCTCCTAATTTATGGGATCCGTTATCATCATCGCCGGCCACATGCGCACATGGAAAACGTGCGCGCACACGTTCAAGTGGCATGTCGCCAGGCATCTGCCGAAACCTCTGCACTTCTACATTTCGACGGTGCAGGATGAAGACGCCGACGACTGGAAAATCACGCAGCAGCTGTTTCGGCCGAAAACCCTGATCAGCAAGGTCGAGCCAAGCCAGCCCGAGATCCCGGAGCCGGCCGAGCCGGTCCGGTTTGAGCCGTATGCGCGCAGCGTGCCGGTGCAGGCTGTCTTGCGGCAACTCTGGCAACTCGAGCAAGGCTGGAAGCTCTACAGCGACCACCCGGTGAGCGATGTCGATCTGTTCGTGCGCGTGCGGCCAGATCTATTCTTCCACTCATTCGACCAGACCTACACGCCGATCATCAACGAGGCACTGACACCCTGGTGGGGCCGGTTCGGTGGCATCAATGACCGCTTCGCCATCATGGGCGGACTGGCCGCGGCCGAGTACTTCCAGACCTTTAGCAAGCTCGAGCAACTGCGCGAGGCCGGCTGTCCTATTCACCCAGAAAGCCTGATCAAAGGCTCGCTGCGTCAAGCATACTGCATCGTGCGCGATAACATGCGCGTTGAGTTCTCCACTCTGCGCAAGACCGGCGAGATGCGGCCGCCCGAGATCTCGGCCATAGATATGGCGCACGCTGGGCTACGTTGACGCGCCGAGCGTTTTCAGATGAAAATCCTCGTCTCCATTCTGCTGCGTCAAGCGAGGCGGAACAACGCGGCCAATCCGCGGAAATGGCTCGAAGACCTGCAGGCTTCCAAGTGGACCGACATGAGCGCGCAGAACGGCCAGATCGTTGGCACGGCGCTGAACGGTAAATCCATTACAGTCCAGGCGCTTCCAGGGACGACGATTGCCGACCTAATCATGGCGAGCGAATTAGCCATCCAGACGATTGACGCTGGATTTACTGCACCCGTCTCACAGACAGCCGCTTTCCTCCGCTGACTATGCCTAAGCCACTCCCGCAACGGTTCCGCGCAGCGCTGGGCGCTCTATTCGATTCAACAAATCAAAAGGAAATCGTGCGCCGGCCGCTCGAGGTCCGCACGATCGGCAGCATCTCGAGCGAGGTCAATTCCACCGACCGCCAGCAGCTGCTCAGTGATTCGCGCAAGCTCTACGCCAACCTAGGGCCGGCCAAGGGTGCAATCGACGCCAAGGCGATGTATGCTGTCGGTCGATCCTGGCTGCCGAAATACGAGGGCGCCAATCAGGCATGGGGCGAAAGAGCACGCGAATGGTTGCTCAATGAGTGGTACCCGATCGCAGACATCAGCGGCCGCGATTTCCAGACGAGCCTTTTCCTCGCGTCCGTCGCCGTGGATCGCGATGGCGATGTGGGCGCCATCCTGACCGAGTACGAAACCGAATTCCCAGCGATCCAGCTGATCCCCAGCGAGGGCGTGCATAACCCAAGCAGCGATAAACTAGATCGCGAGGGCTTCCTGCTGTCGGGACCGTACCAGGGGCTACGCTGCATCGACGGCGTGATCATCAACGCGCAGGGGCGCCCAGTGGCATTCTACGTCGAGGAGGAATCGCAGATGCCTGGCAGCGAGGAGGAGATGCCAGAGGTCCGCGAATACGTTACCGCCCGCGACATGATGCTGCTGGCGGAGCCGGCGTGGATTAATCAGTTCCGCGGTCTCCCAGGGTTCGCTCACGCTATCCTGGATCTAAAGGATCTGCGCACGGTGCAGGGGTACGAAAAGATGGCATCAGCGCTCGCCTCGAGCATCGGCCTGATCGAGTACAATGAAAGCGGCCTTGCTGACACGAGCGACCCGGCGATCGCGCTCTCTGGCTATTCGTCGGTCGCGCAGGATGTCGCCGCCAAGGAGTTTTTCGGCGGCATGGTCCGGCACTTTAAGGCCGGCAGCGGATCGAAGCTCGAGGCGTTCAAGAATGACCGCCCGGGTGATGCCTGGCAGAAATTCATGGACCGGCTGCTGCGTAACGCGATGGCCGGCATCAACTGGCCGTTTGAATTAGCCTGGGACATCAGCGCACTCGGCGGGGCGAATACACGCTTTGTGATCTCGACTGCTATGCGCAGCGTAGAGGATCGCCAGGATCTGCTCAAGCCGTTTGCCCGTCGTGCGGTCGGCTACGCGATCGCCAAGGCCATCAAGAATGGCCGGCTGCCGGCGAATCCTGACTGGTGGAAATGGTCATTTACGATGCCGCCGCGGCTGACCGTGGATTTCGGCCGCGACGCCGCCGCCCAGCGCGAGGATTATCTGTCCGGCATCATCAATCTTAGCGACATCTGCGCCGAGCGTGGCATTGATCTCAAGAGCCACATCGCCGGTCGCGCCGCAGAAAACCAAGCGCTCGAGGACGCCGGCCTGCCGGTGCCCGGGCTGCGCGGCGATCTGTCGCCGACGGCTAACGAGCCAATCCCGGTGCCGGTTCAGATTCCGAGCGACGCCGCCGCACTCTCCCAGGCCGCGCTCCAGGTGAACACTGAGCCGACCGACGCCATGCGCGAGGAGGCCGCCCGGGGCTTACGCTGGCGCGAGGAGTTCAACCGCGGAGGCACTGCCGTCGGCGTGGCTCGTGCACGCGACATTTCGAACGGACGGGCCCTATCGACGGAAACGATCTTTCGCATGAAATCGTTTTTCCGCCGGCATGAGGTGGACAAGCAGGGCGAAGGATTCAACCCGGGCGAACCAGGCTACCCGTCCGCCGGCCGGATCGCGTGGGCGCTCTGGGGTGGCGACGCCGGCTATGCCTGGGCGGAGCGCAAGGTGCTCGAGATCGAGCGCGAAAGTTGACGAATTCTGAACCAATTATGAGCCATCGCGTTTGCCTCCAGGAGTTCTCCGCTGACGCCAGCGGCTTTGCCAACGTCTCGCTGATCACTGGCGGGATCGAGGCTGCCGGCCACGGTCTCTACATCGACGACAAGAGCATTGACGATGCGATGCGGCTGCTGCTCGGCAAGAGCCTCCGCGCCTATCTCAAGCACGACGGCGCCGGATCCGATCGGCTCGGCCAGGAGATCGGCTTTTTCAGCGGCATCTATCGGGAGGGGAACAAGATCAAGGCCAAGTCCTTCGAATTCCTCGAGTCTTTCAAGCGCGAGGCCGGCGCCACCTATGATAAGCTGGTCGAGCTCGCGCAGAAAGTGCCGGATCAATTTGGGGTCTCGCTGGTGCTCGAGTATCGGCCAGTTTGGGTTCTGGCCGACGGCAGCGAGATCCCAGCCGCTCTCGGCGACTCCGCGCCCAGCGGAGCGCTCCGCTCTGCACCTAGCATGCGGATCGCTAACGTGATGTCCGCCGATCTGGTGCAGCGACCCGCTGCAAATCCTAACGGCCTGCTCTCCGCTGTTGACGCGCCTGCAACTTTACAGACTCCCTCTATGACCACTGAAACCAAGCCCGAGGTCGTGG